CGTCTGGGCAATATCAAGGGCCGCTTTGAGTATCCAGAACTGAGGCGGCTGGCGCAGAAGCTGTATAATGAACACAAGCCCGATGTCTGCATGGTGGAAAAGAAAGCATCCGGCCAATCCCTCATACAGGATATGCGTAGGGGTGGGCTACCTGTAATGGAATACCTGCCTGACAGGGACAAGATTTCCAGAGTTTACGCATCAACGCCTATTATGGAAGCAGGTCGTCTCTGGATACCCAAGGGTAAAAAATGGGGAGATGACCTTATAGAAGAACTGATACGTTTCCCCAATGCGGCCCATGATGACCAAGTGGATGCTCTCACTATGGCAATCCACTATCTGAAGGATTCATGGCACCTGACACACCCCGATGATCCAGAGTATGATGACGAACCTAAATATAAACCAGCTACTTACTGGAATGTATGATTTGGGAAAATAAAGAAAGTGTGCTATAATAAGAGCAGGGAACAAAATTTTTAATAGGGAAATAAATGGCTACTGAAAGAAATCCGTTTGACACAATACCTGAAGAGGTAGGTAATGTTATTGCAATGCCGGTCGAAGAAGATATGGGTCCAACCTTTGAGGTTGATCCTGAAGACGGCGGTGTTATTGTAGACTTCTCTGAGAATATAGAGATGGAAGCATCGGAAAGTATTGCCGAATGGTTTGGTGATATGTCCGAGATTCTGGAAGAAAACGAACTACAAGATATTGCATCTAATGTTATTGAAAGCTATCAGGCTGATAAAGATTCCCGTGCTGAGTGGGAGTCAATGTTTGAGCGTGGCTTTGATCTTCTAGGTCTTAAACTGGAACAAGGCTCTGAACCTTTTGAAGGCGCATGTACCGCTGTACATCCTCTCCTAATTGAGTCTGCTGTTAAATTCCAGTCAAAAGCTTCAGGAGAACTCTTTCCCTCCAGTGGTCCTATCAAGGCACAGATACTTGGTAAGTCAACCACCGAAAAAGAATTACAGGCAAATCGTGTACAGAACTTTATGAACTATCAGGTAACGGAGCAGATGCCCGAATACTTTGATGAGTTTGAAAGAATGCTGTTCCATCTGCCGATTATTGGGTCTGCATTTAAAAAATTATATTATGACGCCACAACCAAGCGTCCTAAATCTGAATTTATTCCTATTGATCAGTTTTATGTTTCATACTATGCAACTGATCTGTCTAACGCAGACAGGTACACACATGTAATATATCGCAGTCCTGTTGAAATGGCAAGGGATATTAACGCTGGTGTATATCAGGATGTTGATCTTCCTGAACCATACGCTAATGATATTACAACTTTTGCGGAAAAGATGGATACAATTATTGGATTGTCTCCTTCCTCAGATAATGATCCGCAGTATGTGTTGCTGGAACAACACTGCTATCTTGATATTGAAGGAGAGGAATTTCCTCTTCCATATATTGTAACTGTTGAGAGTCAGTCTCGACAGATACTAAGTATCCGTAGAAACTACAAGCAAGATGACCCGAACAAAGAAAAAGTAAATCACTTTGTACATTATAGATTTGTTCCCGGCTTTGGTTTCTATGGCCTAGGTCTTATTCACTTCCTTGGTAATCTAACAATGAGTGCAACGGCAGCTATGCGTTCCCTCATAGATGCTGGACAGTTTGCCAATTTACCGGGAGGATTTAAGGCCAAGGGAGTAAGGATGGTTGGCGACAATGATCCTATATCTCCCGGCGAGTTCAAGGAGGTTGAGGCAACTGGTGTAGATTTATCAAAGGCTATTATTCCTCTCCCCTATAAAGAGCCTTCCTCTACTCTATTCCAAATGCTGAACTTCGTAGCTACTGCTGGTCAGAAGTTTGCGGACAGCACAGAGCAAGTTATCTCTGATGCTGCCTCCTATGGACCCGTTGGAACCACTATGGCTTTGCTGGAAGCAAGCAGTAAATTTTTCTCTGCAATTCACAAACGGCTTCACAAATCCCAGAAGGATGAATTTCGTATCCTTGCTCGTATTGACTATGATTATCTTCCTGAAGAATATCCTTATGATGTTCCATATGAAGATCGTAGTATTTTCAAACAGGACTTTGATGGTCGTGTAGATATTATTCCGGTATCTGATCCTAATATTCCCAGCAACGCACATCGCATGATGATGGCGAATATGGCTCTGCAAATGGCGCAACAGTCTCCTCCCGGTATGTTTAATCTGGAAGAACTAAACAGAACAATTCTTAATGCAGCCAACATGCCCAATGTTGATCAGATACTCCCACCAAAGATTGAGCCTAAACCAATGGACCCTGTGTCGGATATCATGGCTGCTACCAAGGGTGTGCCGATTGCAGCATTCCCCGGCCAGAACCATGATGCACACATACAGATTAAAATGGCGTATCTGCAAGACCCCATGAATGGTGCTAATCCAATTATGCAACGTATTACACCAATTATTCAGGCAAATATTCAAGAACATTCTATTATGAAATATCAGGAACAGATAAATGGTGTTACTGAACAAATGATGCAGGGTGCCAATCCTGAAGAAACTCAGAACCCTGCTGTTATTGAAATGGTTATGGCACAGGCAGCACAGCAGGTTCTTAATGCTAATCAGGCAATGGGTCAGGCACAATCACCGGAACAACAGCTTGTATCTCTGGAACAGGCCAAGGTTGAACTTGAGAAACAGAAGCTACAATCTGATACTATGGTTCAGGCTGCTGAGATGGAACTCAAGACTAAGAAGCTTAAACTTGAAGAAGCTGACCAGATCATTGATCTTCTCAAGACTAATGCCAGCAATAGTATGAAAGAAGAAAAAGCGGAGCTTGATCGTCAAGCCAAGCAACGTATTAAAGAACTGGATATTGAAGGAAAGCTAAATCTTGAACAGTTTAAAGTAACTGTTGAGAATGAAAAAGAGGTTGCTCAAACAATTAAAGATATGTTAGAAGCAAAAATGAAAGATGATAAAGAAATGGAAGAAAAAGCTCTTGAAGCTTTAACGCAATTAGCAGTAATGCAAAAGGAGGATAATTATGATGTCTAAAGGTAAGGGATATCCTGAACATGTAAAGGATACTGGAAAAAGCTTTGGCGATGCCTATGCAGATGATGTTATAGGTGGTCGCAATATTCGTGCTGTTTTAAACGAATGGGATGATTTTTCTTGGAAAGCCGATGAGAAAGGCAAAAAGAAATAGTGCCTGACATTTGGGATGAAGTAGTAACTGAGTACAATAAAGAAATTAACAACTTGCGACTAGCGTTGGGTAATGGCTCTGCCGAAGATTACTCACACTACAGGCAGCTTGTTGGTTCAATCTCTAGTCTAGAATGGGCCAGAGATAATTTAACTGATATTATTAAAAAACGAATGTATATGGAGGACGAAGACTAGCAATGCAACAAGTAAGTTTAGGTGGCGCACTAAAAAATGATATGTGGATAACTGAGGATGACGCCCCCGATCCTAGCCCACTACCTGCACTACCGGGATTTCACGTTTTAGTGCGCCCCGTTTCAGTAAAGAGTGTAACCAAAGGCGGTATTCTTATACCGGATTCAACCAAAGATGATATGTCTTATCTCACCACTGTCGCACAGGTTCTAGCGTTAGGAGACTTGGCATATATGGATAAGGATAAGTTTCCAGCAGGAGCATGGTGTAACGTAGGTGACTATGTTTGTTATGGTAAACATGCAGGAACCAAGCTTTTCTATAAAGGTATAAGATTAATTCTTCTCTTTGATGATCAGATTATTATGAAAGTAGAAGATGCTAAAGACCTTGATCCAACCTTTAATTTAGGAAAAGGCTCTACATGATTTGGGAAATCTAGCTTTTTATGATATAATAGAATAAACGTAAATCGTTTGTGTCGTTAACAACGGAGAGTAAAATGAGTAATGAAAATGATGGATGGGGAACTGTTGAAGTTTCCGAAGGTGGCGAAGAAAGCACACAGATTGCTTTTGAGCTAGAAGAAGAAGAAGAACAGCCTATACAAATTGAAAAAGAAGAAGTTGTAGAAAAACAGCCTGAAGTTATTGAGGAAAAACCAAAAGATGCCCCTCCTGAATTGGAAGGAATCGAAACAAAAGGCGCAGAAAAAAGAATACGACAGCTTATTCGTCAACGTAAGGAACGTGATGAAGAAGTTGATCGCCTTATAAAAGCAAATGAAGAGCTTAAAAATAATCTAAAACAAAAAGAAGAGCAAGTCTTTAATGTAGAACGCTCAAGTCTTGAGGCTTCTGAAAAACAATTAACTGACAAAATTGACTTGGCTCGTCAAGCTTATCTAGAAGCTTTTGATGAAGGCGATAAAGAAAGAGTACTTAAAGCACAGGAAATGCTTAATGATGCTCAATCAGATTTAAAAAACGTAACTTCAGTTAAATCTCGTTACCCTGAAGAATATACTGAACCAGAAGAACAACAGCAGGTTCAGACCTCTTTTCCTAAAATTGACCGAAAGGCTCAAGAGTGGGCAGGTGACAATGAGTGGTTTGGTCAAGATAAAGTTATGACTGCTGCTGCTCTAGCTATTGATGCTGATCTTAAAGAACAAGGATATAGTCCAAATGATGACGAGTTTTATGAAGAAGTTAATAACAGGATTAAAGAAGCCTTTCCACATAGGTTTGGAGAGGATCAAGAACGTATGCAGGAAACTGAGGGACAAAGTAACTCAGGTACGTCACAACCTGCTCAAGTGGTTTCGGGGGCTTCACGCTCGTCTCCGTCCTCTGGCAAAAAAGTCAAACTCTCGAAAGAAGATGTGAGATTGGCTAATAAATGGGGTATCCCACTTGAAAAGTATGCCGTTGAGAAGATGAAAGCATCTTCCGCTGATGGCGAATATACTAACGTAAACATGTAAGCGTGGAGGAAAGAATATGACACGA